CGCGCTCAAAGCCTTGCTCGCCGAGCACGGGTTCGAGTTCGAGGTGCGCGTGGTCAGGACAAAGGACAAGGAATGAACCCGACAGTTGAGACACTTCAAGGGCCGCCGAAGGGTTTTGCCAAGCCCGCTTTCATCCACAACCTGCAAACCTGGGTTGACCTCGCTTGGGCGAAACCGTCCTGCAAGCATTGCCACGGGACGGGCGTCTTCGGCTTTCGCCATCTCGACCCGAAAGGTGAGAGGAAGGAGGCCATCCTATGCAGTTGCATCGACAAAGCGAGGCGGGCGAGGAAAGCGTCCGAACAGTCACCGTCACCATGAGTGCTGTTCTGTGCATCGTGCTTGCCGTGGCGTTGGTCGCCACTATCGCTGTTGAGGAATTCAGAATCAGAATTGCCTACGAGGACCGCCGACTCGCTCGCGAGTGTTGTCAGCGTGCCTCGGAGATTTCATCCGTGAGCGGGCGCATCGCTACGTTCTGCGAGTTCAGCCTGCGGTCGGTCTACAACCGCCTCGGAATCACCGACGAGAAAATCTACGAGGGCGGAATTGGTGGTGGCCCATGAGGACTGAGATTGTTTGCGTGTTCCCATTTTGGTCGCAGAGCGACGCCGTGAATTGGGACAGCAACTACGCCTACCTTCGCCGAATCCTTCCCATCATGGCGAAGGAAAAACCCGATTGGCTGTGGTGCGTCCTGTGGCCCGAGAAAAACTACGGTCGGGACAAGTGGCGATGGACAGACGACGGGCTTTTCACCGGCAACATTTTCAGATTCCCTTGGCCCTACAACACCAGCATGAGAATGGGCGTGCTCGATTTCAGCACGCAACGATTCGGCGAGCTTGAGGACATGGTTGCGCCCACAGTTTACTGGCTGCACCAAGTCGAGGCAGGAGCCGCCATCGAGGGCGGGTTCACCGGGTCGTTCAACAAATCGGCGCGGCCCGCCGTTGTCGCGCAGCACCACTACATCATTCACAAGTCACTCCCGTACCCTGCGGCATTTTCTCGCCTGTGGTATCAGATGGGCGGCACGATTGCGGCGCACAAGGTGGTGCTCAACAGCAACCACACCCAAGTGATGATGCGCGAAGCGTTTGGCGACTACCTGAACGCCGAACAGATGGCGAGCATCGACGCCAAGTCCGAGGTCGTCCACTTCGGGTTGGTGGATGAGGCGATGACGGATTTGCCCATCGCCGAGTCGGAGGTGCCCGTTTTCATCTACAACCACCGTTTTGAAAACTACAAACAGCCCCACACCACGGGCGACGTGCTCGACAAGCTGCGCGCCCGCCACAAGTTCGAGGTGTGGGCAACTCAATTCATTGACCAACGCCTCAACCACTTCGCCGTTGACCGCGTGGTGGGTCATCCCGACCAGCGGCAATACCTCAAGAACATTGCCGTGCCGGGTATCAACACCATCAACTCGGTTCACGAGACGTTCTGCATTTCGATGCTCGACAGCATCGCCCTTGGGCAGTTGCCTGTCGCGCCCAACTCTGTGACCTTTCCCGAATTGGTGCCCGAAGGCTACCCGTACCTCTTTGCCAACACGGACGAGCAAATCAAAATGCTCGACCACATCCTTTCGACTTGGCCCAAGGAATACCTCGTGTGGCGAGACAAGCTGCGCAAACACGCCCGCACAAGGTTTGGCATCGAAGGCTACTGCGAGCGATACTGCGAAATCCTCGACGCCGAAAGCACGGCGCTGTGGAACGAGTCGTCGCCAAAGGATTCAACCAAAAACAACAAGGACGCTTTCATCTCAACCATGAAAGGCGGCACCTATACCTTCCACGATTTCGCCACGAAGTTTCGGAAGGCGCTCGGTTGTGCCACGCAAGCGGTGCCCAACCGCCGAGTCATTCGAGAATTCTCTGACGTGCGAAACTGCCACTTCAGTTGGGACGGCAAGCAGCTCGTCGTGAGGTGGACACCATGACAGCGAAGAAGAAAAAGAAGAAACCCGCTGCGATACCTGTGCCCGAATTCGCTTGGGACAGGCAGCCAGACGAGAGCGACCCCGCTTGGGCGGCGTTCAACGAATACCGCTCAATGGGCGGGATGCGCAGTCTGGCAAAGGTAGGGCAAAAGTTGGGCAAGAGCACCACTTTGCTCGAACGGTGGTCGGTGCGTCATTCGTGGCCCGCGAGGTCGAGAGAATGGGACATCGAGGCAGAAAAACGCAGTCGAGACGCCGAAGTGAACGCACTCAAGGAAATGCGGAAGCGGCAAATCGACCTGGCGATGGGCGGACAGGCGCTCATAGGCATCGAAATCACCAAACACCTTGCCGCAGCGCGAGCGAACCCAAACACACCCACGCTTTCGATTGACCAATGCCATCGCCTTGGCGATTGGGTCACCAAACTCGAACGCCAAAACCGGGGCGAGCCTGACACCATCCAAGAGTTGCGGCATGACGTTTCGGTGGACGAGCGACGCAAACAACTGCGGCAGCTTTTCGCCGATGACGATGCACAAGAGGCGCTTCAACTTCTCGCCGATAGGGTCACGAGGTAGGCATGGCAACGGTCAAGCAAGCCATAGCCCACGGGCTGAGCGATTCGGCATGGCGAACGAACCTCGCCGCCTACGCTCACGCAGTCAGTGGCGGCAAGTGGCAGGCGTGGCCCTACTTGAAACAGATTGCCCAGGTTGTCCAAGCGACCATTCGCAAGGGCAACGGGCGAATCATCGTGAACGCCCCGCCGCGACACGGCAAGTCCGAACTCATCTCGAAATGGTTGCCCGTTTGGTATTTCGACCTGTTCCCAGAAGGGCGAGTCATCCTCACAAGCTACGGCGACAGCCTCGCGTCCGAGTGGGGCCGCGCCGTGCGCGACGAAATCGCCACCAACGACCAAGTTTGGGTCAAGCCTCGCGTTGACGCGACATCGGCGACCTCGTGGATTACTTCATCGGGCGGGTCGATGCGCACCGCAGGTGTGGGAGGCCCCATCACAGGCAAGGGCGGCGATTTGCTCATCGTGGACGACCCGCACAAAAACTGGGAGGAAGCCCTATCAGCGACCATGAGGCGGAAGGTGGTCGATTGGTTCAACTCGACACTGTACTCGCGTGCCGAGCCTGGGGCGACTATCGTTGTCATGCAAACGCGGTGGCACGAGCACGACCTGTCGGGCTACCTGCTCGACAAACACGAGGACGATTGGAAGCTCCTTCGATTGCCCGCGATTGCAGAAACGGACGACATCACAGGCCGCCGCGAAGGTGAGGCACTTTGCCCCGACCGCTACACCGCTGACCGCCTCAACGCCATCAAGCGAGCGATGGGGTCGCTCATGTTCGCGGGGCTGTACCAACAGCGACCCGCGCCCATCGAAGGCGGGTTGGTGAAGCGAGAATGGTTCAAACGATGGCAACAGTTACCGCAGGGATTTGATGAGCAAATCCAGGCGTGGGATTTGACGTTTTCCAAGACTGGGAGTAGTTATGTCGTGGGCCAAGTTTGGGGGCGAAGCGGGTCGTCCTTTTACTTGGTGCACCAGATTCGAGAACGAATGAGTTTTCTGGAGATGTTGCGTGCAATAGTGACCATGAGTGAACAATGGCCCGAGGCCACAGACAAGCTGGTAGAGAAGGCCGCCAACGGTCACGCCGTCATCGACACGCTCAGCGAGAAAATCCCAGGAATCCTCCCCGTCATCCCAGAAAGTAGCAAGGAAGCCCGCCTCGCCGCCGTTTCAGGTTTCATCGAAGCAGGCAACGTGTGGGTGCCCGACTCAACGGTCGCTGAGTGGGCAGACGATTTCGTGGAAGAAGTCGCAGGCTTTCCCAATGCAGCAAACGACGACCAGGTGGACACGATGACGATGGCGCTCAACCGCCTTGGCCGTGACACCTACAACTACGACATCATCATCCCAGATTCGGGAGTGAGGTCGAACCCTTGGAGTTTTGCCGATGCCAGACCAACCTAAAGACACCACCGCAGAAACCAACCTTGACCTTTCCGTCCTCGGATATTCCGGCCTCAAGCAGTCGGGCGGGGTCATCGACGAAGAATTCCATCCGAAGCTGCGCGGTACTTTTGGCCCAAAGGTCTACCGCGAGATGTCGGACAACTCATCGACAGTCGGCGCGGTGCGCTTTGTCATCAAGGCGCTCGTGCGACAGGTCGAGTGGCGGATTGAGCCTGCGGATTCGAGCAAAGAGGCAGAGGAATGGGCAGAGTTCGTCGAGAATTGCCTGACGGATATGTCCCACACGTTCGAGGACTTTATCGCCGAGGTGCTTTCCTTCCTCGACTACGGTTGGTCCTACTTTGAGATTGTCTACAAGCTGCGCAAAGGCAGCACGGACGACCCGACAACGAGCAGCCAGTTCGATGACGGCAAGGTAGGCTGGCGCAAGTTCGGGCTGCGACCGCAGGACACCCTTGAGCGGTGGGAGTTCGACCCAGAAGATAGTGGGCTGCGAGGTATGTGGCAGACGGATATGTTTTCGGGCAAGCGAGCCTTCATCCCGATTGAGAAGGCCGTGTTGTTCCGCACCGAAACCATGAAAAACAACCCCGAAGGCCGCAGCATTTACCGAAACGCGGTCGTTGACTACTTCTACCTCAAGCGCATCTGCGAGATTGAGGCAATCGGCATCGAGCGAGACATGACGGGGTTGCTCACGATGGAAGTCCCGATGGACCTCCTGAACCCCAACGCCACGCCTGCTCAGAAAGCCCTACGCGCCACCCTGGAAAAAATGTTGTCGGAGTTGAAACGGGACGAGCGCGAGTACGCCTTGATTCCACCAGAGATGGACCGCCAAAACAAGCCCACCGGGTTCAAACTCAAGTTGCTGACATCGGGCGGGCGCAGGCAAATCGACACACCAGCGGTCAAGAATTACTACAAGGCAAACATCCTCCAAGCCGCGCTCGCGCAATTCATCCAACTTGGGTTGCAGGGTACGGGTTCATTCGCGTTGGCGAATTCACAGACCGACTTGTTCAGCGTGGCCCTTGGCATGTACCTCGACACGATTGCCGCCACGTTCAACAGGTTCGCCATCGACCGACTCATGGAATTGAACGCAGTGCCGTTCGAGCTTCGCCCATACCTGAGTCACGGTGACATCGAAACGCCTCCGCTCGCCGAGATTGGTGCCTACGTCCAAGCTCTCGCCGCATCGGGTCAGTTGCCGACAGGCGACAAGCCGCTGCAACGGAAACTTCTCAGCTTTGCTCGGCTGCCTGAACCGGAGGAAACAAACGAACCAGAAGGCGCGCCCGCTGTGCCTGCGCCGCCGCAAGGCGAGGTGCAGAAGGGTTTGCGAGTCAAGAAATTCTCAAAGAGAGTGAGCATCAGGCGCAACCTCGCGGGGCCGCTCAAACAACGGCAACTTCCGTTTGCATGAGGTGAGCGATGCCCCTTGTCCAATACTTCAAGGCGCGGCAGGCGCACCGATTTCACCGAGCAAAAAAACTCAAAGGCCGTCCCGAATGGCAGGACATGATTCCCACTACACGGGAGGGCCGCGACGCCTACGCGATTGCGGCGAAGCACGAGAAGGCTTTTTCACAGGCGTTCCTTGAGGCGCAAAGGAGCATCCTCGACGATGACACCAAGGCCGCGCTCAAGGAAGCCTGGAACAAAGGCGCGGGCCTCACCGAGATTTTGAACATCATCCCCACGTTCAACCGAGGCGCGACTGACCAACTGCCCGTGTGGCGAAAATTCATGGACAAGGTGAAGGCCGCCTATACCGCAATCGTAGAGGAAGCGGGTCAAGATGCCCTCGACGTGTTGAACGAAAAACTGAAATTGAAAAATCCGCTCCAGTTCACCTTGTCGAGCGAATCGGTGCAGAAAAAGGCCGTGCCCATTGTGCCGCCAAATCCGTACAGCCAAAAGTGGATTGAGGAACGGTCGCTACAACTTGTTGAGCAGGGCGTGACCCAAGGGCAGGTTGACACGTTGCGAGCCATCATCGGCAACGCCTACGACAAGGGCCTCCGAGGGCAGGAGGTCATCGACCAAATCGAGCGCAACATTGGGTTGACCGAGCGCGAGTACGAAGCAGTCGAACGACGGCGGGAGCTATACGAGGACGAAGGTTGGTCCAAGGACGAAGTGGACGAAATGACCGACGCCTACGAAAGCGACCTGCTGCGCAGTCGAGCAAATCGCATCGCACGAACCGAAACGACAGCGGCGCAAGCGCATGGGCGGAACGCCGCGTGGCAATCGGCGAAAGAGGCCGATGCTTTGCCTCCTGTTGAACGAGTTTGGACAGCACCGCCCGCTTCACCAAACCCAAACCGACCATGTGAGATTTGCCTCGACTTGGACGGCAAAACGGCGGACATCGGCGAGCCTTACGATTCAGAAGAACTTGGCCCGATTGACCACCCGCCTGCGCATCCGAATTGCCGCTGCACCGAGGTACTTCGGAGGGTACGCGAATGACCAAGAAGAAATTGAGTAGAGAATTCCTAGAAGAAGCCTGGACAGAGGCGAAGAAGAACCTTCCGGGTTGGGTGTACGCAACGATTCTTCAGCAGGCGAAGTCGCGTGCGGGCGCGCTTGCGCGTGCGCG